ATGGGAAGTGGCGGTATGTCATCAGGAGGCTTTGGCGGATCAACAGGAGGCTTTGGCAGTGGAAACAACTCATCATTTGGCGGGGCTCCAGCATTTGGCGCACCTGCGTCAGGAGGATTCGGTTCCTCCACCGGTGGTTTTGGTTCAACAACACCATCTACAGGCGGCTTTGGAAGCACACCTCCAACAGGTGGCTTCGGAAGCACATCGTCAACAGGTGGGTTTGGATCAACACCTCCGCCAGCACCGACAGTAAATGCAAGTGGAAAGAAAGTTATTCCAACATTTGATCAACCAGCACTATAAGGAAAATACCATGAAAAAATTATTAGCACTATTAGTAACAAGTTGTTTTTTAGCTAGTCCAGTAATGGCAGTTGAAAAAGCTAAAGCACCAGCAAAGAAAGAAGTTAAGCATCACAAGAAAGCCGAAGGTACTGAAATTGCGGGTACTAAGCCAGATACAGTAGCACCTAAAAAGAAAAAGTAACAAACCAAAAACTTGACAGGCTCCGTTAAAGATAGTATAATTACTATTATTAATGGAGCTTTTTCACGACTATGACTGATTATTATCAAACCTTAGGTGTTAGCGAAACCGCTAGCCCGGAAGAAATTAAGAAAGCCTACAGAAAATTGGCTAATCAGCATCACCCCGATAAAGGTGGCGATCAAGCCAAATTTAAAGATATTAGTGTTGCTAACGATATATTGAGCGATCCGCAAAAACGTGCTGAATACGATCAACAACGCCAGTATGGTAGCGGTCCACAATTCCATTTCCATCAAGGTGGTGCTGGGTTCGATCCATTTGGTCATATGTTTGGCGCAGGATTTGGAGGTCAACAAAATCCGTTCGGAGATATATTTGGACACATGCGTGGCAGACAAGTGCAACGCAATAGAGATTTAAACATCCAATGTACTATAACCTTTGTAGAAAGTTTTAACGGCAAACAACTAGAAGCAAATTTTAGATTACCTAGCGGACGTAATCAAAATGTTGTTATCAATGTTCCGCCCGGTGTTACCCACGGTGACACAATTAGATACAGCGGGCTGGGCGACGATAGCGTACCTAATGCACCGCGTGGAAATCTTAATGTTACTGTGCTTGTACAGCCTGATCAAAGATACGAACGAAGAAATGATGACGTATTCACCAGTATTGAGATCACTCCTATTGAGGCTATGATCGGTTGTAAAAAATCAGTTACTACACTAGCTGGTACTAAATTAGATTTAGACATACGTGCAGGAGTCGAATCTGGTGTAGAATATGCTGCCGGCGGACACGGTTTTCCAAACGTAAACAACGGCCATAAAGGAAGATTTGTCAGTGTTGTTAAAATTAAAACACCAGCCGTTACTAATCCAATGCTAATCGCAGAACTAAAAAGACTCAACGATGCAATTAATCAAACATCCTAATCCAATACTAAAACAAAAAGCTGAACCGTGGAGGTTTGAAACTCCTGAAGATTTTGAACTTGCCAAACAAACTGAAATTGATATGGTTCAACTTATGGTTGAAAGTAATGGTATAGGTCTAGCTGGAAATCAAGTTGGTCTGTTGAAACAGGTATTTGCAATCCGCCTTAAAGATCGAGTTCCGTTCTGTATGTTTAATCCAACTATTCTTGTTGGCGATAATATTAAGGTACACGGAGAAGAAGGGTGTTTGAGTTTTCCCGATCTTTTTTTACAAGTACCACGTGATAATAAAATAACTGCCATGTACCTTGACAGGCAAGGAAATAAGTGTATAATAGAACTTGAAGGGATTGATTCTAGATGTTTCCAACATGAATTAGATCATCTAGATGGTGTCTGTTTCACAGACGGCATTAGTCCACTTAAACTAGCATTAGCAAAAAAGAAATTATTAAAAAAGAAGAGGAAAAAGTAATGGTTGAACCAAGTGATAACCTACAAGCAGTTTTTGAACGTGCAATTGAAACTGCCAAAAAATTACATCACGAATATCTAACCATCGAACATTTATTGTTTTCGATGCTAGCAGATGAGAGTTTTAGTAGTGCTGTTCAGGGCTACGGTTCAAATGTAGACGATCTTAGAACTCAACTACAAGACTATCTACAAAATAAATGCACCGAAATCACAGTTGCCGATGTAGTAGTTAAACCTAAAAAGACGCAGGCTGTCGAACGTGTACTCAATCGTGCATTTACACAGGTCTTGTTTAACGGTCGTCAGCGTATTGAACCTACAGATGTTTTCCTTGCCATGATGGGTGAGAAACGTTCATGGGCTCAATTCTTTATTCAGCAAGCCAACATCGACAAAGATAAGTTTAATGAATACGTAAACAATGCTATTGAAGATCCCGAAGAAGAATCCGGGCCAGGCGATAGTGGAAGTAATCGAGCATTGGCAGCCTTTACTACTAATCTAAACGAAGCTGTTAAAAAAGACAAAATTGATCCGGTGATCGGTCGCGTAGATGAGTTAGAAAATATTGCTCTTGCGTTAGGTCGTCGCAGTAAAAACAACGTGATCCTTGTCGGTGACCCAGGTGTCGGTAAGACAGCTATTGCAGAAGGACTTGCATTTAATATTGTCAAAGGTGCAGTTCCAGATTTCCTAAAGGATTATACTGTTTATAATCTAGATATTTCAGCTATGCTAGCTGGATCTAAATATCGCGGCGACTTTGAAGAACGTTTCAAGCACGTTATCAAAGCATTGCAAAAGAAAGGTAAGACTGTGCTGTTCATCGACGAGGCACATATGATCTCTGGCGCAGGATCTGCTAGCAACTCTGCTAACGATCTCGCTAACATGATGAAACCTGCTCTAAGCAAAGGCAATATTAAAGTTGTAGCTTCAACTACATGGGAAGAATATCGCAAGCACTTTGAAAAGGATCGTGCATTGATGCGTCGTTTCCAACGTATTACTGTTGACGAGCCAACCATGGAAGTTACCAAGCAGATTCTTAAAGGTATCAAGAAGTACTATGAAGGCTTCCACAATGTTAAGATCCGCGATGATGCAATCGATGCGGCTATTAAACTGTCTATCAAATATCAAACAGATAAGAAACTACCAGACAAGGCTATTGACTTGATCGATGTTGCTTGCTCACGCTTCAATTTAAAATTGGCGGATGAACGTATTATCGGTGAACGCGAAGTACAATTTGAACTTGCTAAAATGATTCAAATGCCAGAAGAAAAGATCATGGAAACTGAATCTAGCAGTATTGCTACGTTACAAACTAATCTTGAAAAAGAAGTGTACGGTCAAGATATGGCTTTAACTGAAATTGTAGATAAGATCATTGTTGCCCAAGCAGGTCTTAAATCAGAGAATAAGCCTGTGGGATCATTTGTGTTTATGGGCCCGACAGGCACTGGTAAGACTGAAACTGCTAAAGCATTGAGTAAACACTTGGGTGTCAAATTGCTACGTTTTGATATGAGTGAGTATCAAGAGAAGCACAGTATTAGTAAGTTGATTGGTAGTCCTCCGGGATATGTAGGCTTTGAAGAAAATGCCGGGCAGTTGATTACCAGTATCCAAGAGTCGCCTAATGCTGTACTGTTGTTAGACGAAATTGAAAAGGCACATCCAGACGTTATGACTGTGTTGTTGCAGGTAATGGACAATGGTGTTATTACCGGATCAAACGGCAAGTCAGCAGATTGTCGTAACTTGATCCTTATTCTTACTACTAACGCTGGCGCACAATCTGCTGAAAAGAATGCGATTGGCTTTGGCGCACAGGAAAAAGACTACAGCGATGCAGATTTGAAGAAGTTCTTAACTCCAGAGTTCCGTAATCGATTGGACGGCATTGTAACATTCAAGAAACTTTCCAAAGAAACAATGGTCAAGATCGTTAATAAATTTATCGACGAACTTAAAGATCAAGTTAAAGACAAAGGTATCCGTATTAAAATTAATAAGGATGCAGTTGAATGGTTACTTGACAAGGGCTTTGATTCTAAGATGGGTGCTCGTCCTCTACAACGTGTCATTGACAAGGAAATTAAACGTAACCTTGCTAAGATGATGTTGTTTGGAGAACTAAAGAATGGCGGTTGGGCTACTATTACATTAGATAATGATCAGCTCGTAATTGTGGCCAAAGCAAAAGAATCTAAAGTTCCATTGCTAACCGTAGATGCTACTACTCCATTAGTTGAAATAACAGATGCAACTTAAAACAACTACTAAGTTATTTAGGGGAACATACCAATACAAAATAGTGTTGGTATGTTCCGGTGCAACTTGGTTTCGTAGTGGTAACATGGCTGATACACTAGTACAGCTACAACATTCTAATCCTGAAAACAAGGCATTATACAGACCTAATCATATTAAAACCAAAGAAGATTTTGATTACGCATGCGGTCTAGCATTACAGCTTCAAAAAATGAAAGATTTAGATATACGTGTCGAAAGTCCTTGGATCAGTATCTATTCAAACAATAAAAAAGATATAACAACACTAACTAATTTAGATAAAGATCGAGTAAAATACATTTGCTCTCCTGCGCCAAACACTACGCTAGACGAAGATACTATAATTATGCCTAAAATGGACTATGATTATCGTATTACACTAGGTAAAACTACACAAGAATATCAAGCATTTGTTGAATGGGCTGAATCAAATCCTAAATTAAAACTAACTAAAAGCTGTAAAAAAGACCTACTTAGAACTAGGACTTGGGGTGGTAAACACTTTTACCTAACTGGAGATAAGAATTTACTCTTGGCTAAAATGCATCTAGGCGGGTGCATTGCCAAAGTCGAGCGCATCGTTAAAAGCTAAAGCGATAAATACTCTAACCGCAGAGATTTCTGCTGATTTATTAAAACGGGCTTAAAAATGCGTATAAACGAACTATTCGAAGGTAATTTATTTAAAGATGAGGATTTTGTGTCCCCTAAAGAAGGTGGCGGGCGTGAAATCAACTATGATATCGTAGACGATTTAACGCATTTTATGCATCACGATGATCACGCATATCGCCGTCACTTGTATCCTATTATTGCTAGATTCTTAGATCTAAGAGAAAGAAAGATTACTCCTAAGGCTAGTATTTTTAAACCAGCGGCAGAACAGTGCTATGAGGTCTATACAAAAAAATTCCCTATTCGCGAATTGCCCGATCATATAGATAAAGAACTTTGCGAAAAAGTATGCAATAAACTACATGAAGAGATCCTCGACCATATTGCTGATGGCAAGTACAAGGATTAAACATGTTATTGCGCGAGCTGTTTGTTAAAATAAAACCTATCCTCATTGAAGGCGGCAATGCTGAAGTAGATGATTTTGCTGATCCCAATGTCAAGCATCGTGCCGATAGGATAGATTTAGCTGTACACAATCGTACACACGTAGTTGGAATACTAGATCAAGTGTTGCACGGTATTAATAATGCCTTCGAAGCACAAAATAGTACTCCGTTGTGGAATCCACGACTATTAAAGAGTAAAGAGTTTCTAGGTGGATCGTCATTACATTTCTTTAATATCGGTCATATATCCGACGAAGAGTTTTTAAAAGTTAAACCTGTTATTGGTGATATTGACACCCAATGTGATAGAAATTTAGAACCACAAGTTAAACATTTCTTAACAACACATCACGGACATCAAGTGGGTCCTTCAAAATTATTAGGATTTAGCAATAACGGCGGACAATTTAATGCCTTATTTGAAATAACATCAAACCATTTCCCTGTTAAGGTACAAGTAGATTTTGAATTTGGAGAGTACGATCAAAAGACCAATGCGCCCACTGATTGGTATAGATTTAGTCATAACTCTGAGTGGAATGACCTAAGTGCTCAGGAAAAAGGCAAGAAAGATGGTAGCGGAGCAGTTAACGGTATTAAAGGTGTGTTCCACAAATATCTGTATCGAGCATTGGCTAGGGCTACAACAAGTACCAAGTATGTTCAGATGAAGACCAAACTTAAAGGTCCTATTACTGACAACAATTATTCATTTGCTGTCCACGGAGTTACTGGCGGCGGATTTAGTGAAAAATATCAGGATACTGGTCGTACAGAAAATGGTATTCCAGTTATGATGGAAATTCCAACGAAGGATCGTCCATATATACAAGACCTAGGTGAACAATTTTTTAAATTCTTTGGACACCATCCTAGTAAACAAGAAACCGAAAAGCAAAAGAGTTTTATCGGAACTATTGAATTGATGAATCAGTATAAGACTCCTGAAGAAAATCAAATTGCAATGGACGCATTTATTCAATTGTGTTTTGAAGTAGGCACACAGATGATTAACAGAGACGATCCAGAAGGTGATCGCGCTGTTAAGATGTCTGCTATTAACTACGCACTTGCCCATCTTAAACTAACTGATAAGAAATCTTTAGCCACTAAAGCACAGACTATGTCTACTGAGTATGAAGAAGAGTATCATGAAGTAGAGCAGTACAAAGCAGAACATCCTGAAGAACGTCAGCCAAGGGCACAAGTTACAAAAATACGTGCGGCTCGTAATGCTAGTCGTCCGCTATCTGAAGCAGAAGAGCCAGCAGTTAAGGCACAACTACGTAAAGGCATGCCACACTTGCATGACCTAAAGGCTCCCGACTTTTTAGATTTGTTAGATGAACTACACGACGGTAATGGTAATTTTAAATTACAAAATATTCCTTTAAACGTTAAGGTAGATGGCTTTGGTGGACGCTTTGGTAAGAACGCAGAAGGCAAGCCTTTCATGGGTACTAGCCGTACAGAACCACGTTATACTCCGGGCTTCTTAGACTATCACAAACAAAAAGGTACAGAAGATCCGGATATATTAGGTCGTGCTAAATTATTTGACGATTTATTTTACGAAATGATGAAGGCTGTTGAACTAGTTGATAGTAAACTAGGTCCAGATTTTTTAGTAAACAAACAGGTAACTTGTGAAGTATTATTCCTACCTTTTGCCACAGAAACAGATGAAGGTCGATTAAAATTTGTAGGTATTCACTATGACAAACTACCTGAAGGTGTACAACTAGCACTAGTTCCATTCCACATTGTGCAAGCTGATACTGGAGAACAGTTACCTGATGCTGATCAATACATTAACAAAATGCTAAGTGTTGGACAACAAGGTAGTGTTATGTTTGTTAACAATAGACTTGTACAAAAACAAGGTTTAGACGTAACTGAAATTATTAATGTGTTAGATAACATTAATGAACTAAAACAAATAGTTAGTGATACTGCCGGTAAGCGTGACCGTGCTAGTCAACAATTAAAACGTGAAGTAGAAGAAAAACTACAACCCATTAAGATTGAATTAGAAAAAGCTATTATCAACGATCCTAATATTGTTGGCAAAGACATATTAGGTAAGGATTATGAAGGTATTGTTATCAACAGTCGCCTTGGTCCTATTAAAGTAACTAGTACAGAACAAAGAACGGTTATTGCTAACAAGAACGCCGCTAAAGTAGCTGCCAGAACAGAACAACCTAGAGAAAACTCTAACAAGACTGCTGTAGTTGCCATTGGATCATTTGTTGGACACAAAGGACATCAAGAGCTATGGAATTATACCGTTAAGAAAGCTCAAGAGTTAAACGGTGATCCTTATTTGTTTATTGGCAATGCAGAAGGTAAGGACGATCCCATTCCGCCGTCGATTAAAGTACAGACATGGCACAGATTATATCCGCAATACACTAATCATATGAGTACTGTTACACATGAAGGTGGCACACTACTACAAAAAATTAAACATGAATTAATTAATCCGTTACCAGGTAAACCTCCACGCTATGATAATATTGTTATTATGGTTGGAGAAGATCGAGCTAACATGAACATTGCACAAGTATTAATGAAAGCAGTTAATAAATTTGCTGGTTATGAGCATGTTAAGGCCCATTTAGAAGTTACTCCCCGTGGACAAGGTGTAAGCGGAACTGCTCTACGTAAAGAAGCTGCCAAAGGAGATACACCGGAAGCAATGGAGTTTTGGAGAAATGCATTTAATAGCGGATCATTTGGTGCAAAACCTTTAGATGACGGTTGGATTAAACATCTTATGGACGTTACACGCAAGGGCATGGGTATACATCATGTTCAACATGATCCTGCTCAACATAAGCAAACTCCGCTACCTGCAGAACCGGTAAATATAAAAGAAGCAAACAACTGGATTAGAAGATATGCGAGCAAGTGAATTTACACGTAAAAAATTAGCAGAGGGAGATGTTCCATACGCAGGTAAAGGGGCTGAAGAACTCCACCACGTGCATATTCAAGCACTAAAGAATGCCATGAGTGTTCCTAACATTAGTATGAACAAGGCTAACGGCAGTCCATATATGCAATATAGATTTGGTCTTGCTATGGCCAATCCAAATATGGAACGTGCAGGTGCTATGAGCGGAGATCCATTAATTACTGCCTATACTGAAGAAGATTTACAAAAAGTCAAAGATGCGGCTAAAGCATTAGGTGCTGGCGCTATTACTCATTTATCAGACGGTGTTAGTAACGAAGCAGAGGGCGGAAATAAAGTTAGCCCTGTTAGAAAACAAAAGAAAAACAAATACGGTGTATAATGAGAGCTAAAGAATTTACTATTCTTAAAGAAGATGATGGTGATACAAGTTCATCTGGCAATGGTGGTAATACCAGTGGCGGTACTAGAGGAAAACTACATCAGAATCATTTTGATAGTATCCCCGACTTAAAATCTTATCCAGATTTACCTAGTCACTACTATGATATGTATAGACTAGGAGTACATATGGCTGGCAGCCCTGATAAACAAAATATGGCTCGATTAGGTCCCAGCGGTAACGAATTTGTTACCTCAGCATTTACCGACGCAGATGCAGCCATTACCAATGCTAGTAGAAAAGCAATGGGGTTAAAACAAAGATCTATGAGTTCTAAAGGTAGTAGAGAATCAGATGATGTGCATAGAGTAAGTCCTGTGGCAAAAAGAAAAACAAACAAATACGGTGTATAATGAGAGCAAAAGAATTCATTGTTGAGCGATCTGGCAAACCACATGAACAGCACGATGCTGTTCATCAGGGATTTAGTCGTCAACGTGATCCCGGAGGTTGGTTTCCTAGCTATCATCAATTAAGAACTGGCATGGCACTAGCTATGGCTGATGGTAGTAAAGAAAAATTAGACCTCGATCACGAAAGCTGGATGGGGACTATGTGGACTTTACATCCATATACAGATAAAGAGCACGAAATGATTCAACAAGTTCATAGTGCTATTCCTACAGAATATCATCAAGTACGCCCTCGTACTCCAAGCAAAGAACCAGATGATGTACATCGAGTAAGTCCAGTGGCTAACAAGAAAAAGAACAAATACGGTATATAATGGATGAAATAGCACGTCTTAAGAAGTTAGCGGGCATTAACGAGTTTAAAGGCCTGCAACCTTACGGTGCTAGCAACATTAGTATAACTGGTACAGAAAAAGCAGTAATAATGCGTGAGCGAAACATACAGCCAGGAACAGAAGAATGGTTTAAGTTGTGGTTTAGTTTACCTAAATTTATGAATGGCGAACGTGCAGTTGGCACCGGATTCCGAGGAATTAAAAAATGAAATTGCGTGAACTAATATCAGAAGCTCCTAGAGTATATAAACAACCAGATACTGATTTGCAAAAAGGTGAACGTGTACACGTTGATCTAAGTAAAGAAAAAAATTATCCAGGTGGTCACACACATCGCACTGGTAAAATAGCATGGGTTGGTCAAAAGGGTGTTACTATTCATCCCGATGATGGTGGTGAAAAAGAATGGCATCCTTTTAAGATCGTTAAGAGATTGAATGAAGCAGGCGATGCAGGCGGAACAACTTCTAGTGCAATTACGTCAGTGCCAAATCCGCATATAGCAATAGGTAAGAAACGTGGTAATAAATCATACACTGGAACACCTGGTCATAGTGGAAAACACGCACCTAAGCCACCTAAAATAGTACAGCCTAAAAATAAAGACGGCACAGCTAAAAACGGTGCCGATTTAAAGGGTACTAGCTTATTCGGCGGACCGGCTTTAAAACGATAAATATAATAAGATAACGGAGTTATAAACATGCCAGATTTAGATCAATTAGACCCTGCAATGGGACAAGAACAACCTGAAGCAGGTGGTGAAATACAGCATCCTTTAGAATTGCCTCCAGAAGAAAAGGAGCATCAAGGTAAAATGGCTAAAGCTGATTTATTTAAATTAGCTACATATTCACATAAATTGTTCAAACAATTACATGATGAAGATCAGTTAGAAGCATGGGTACAGGCTAAAATTACCAAGGCTGCTGATTACATGGCTAGTGTTTATCATTACCTAGAATATGAAATGAAGTTCACTGAATACGGACATCATTTAGATAACAGCGATACCCTAAGCGAAGGACAAAAACAAGTTCTAAAAAATCGCCTAATGGAAGCTAAGAACAAAATGAAAGAGCTAAAGAAAGCTCAAGCTGAAAAGATCAAAGAAGAAAAGTCATCAACTGGTGGAGAGATTAGTCATCCAAAACCAGGCGTAACTCGTCATACACATAATCCAGATCGTTTTACCGATGAGCCACATGCAGAACCTGCAAGTAAGGCTAAATCACGTTCGGCTGCTGAAAAGAAAGATGAAAAAGCAATGGACAAGGCAGACGAGAAAGAAAGCAAAGCATGGGGGAAAGCTAACCCAGGCAAGCAAACTATCATGAAGGGTGGAGTTAAAACTACCAACGAAATGTTTAGTGATGACGATAAAGTTGGTGCAAAGAAAAAAACAGCACACGGTACTGCTACAAAAACATCTACTGGCCTAAAACATGATCGTGATTACGGCGATGATGATGATGCTGAGTCAGCTAAAGAAAGATCAGCACACAAACAAGCTACCAAATACGCCAGCAAAAAGATGGAAGAAGCCAAAGATAAAAAAGCTAAAAAAGACTGGGATCAAGATGGTAAAATTGAATCTGGCAAAGATGAATATTTAGGTAGTAAAATCCGTGCCGCTAAGAAAGCTGGTAAAATGGACGAAGCTAAAAAATGTTGCTGTGAAGAAAAAGGCAAAGCTAAATGCCCAGTACATGGTCCAAAGAAAACAGTAGATGAAAGTCGTGTAAAAGATCATCATGCTGACCTAGTGCATGCGGCCGCTATTGTTGCCGGATTGAAACGCCGTAAAGATATGCCTAAGAATTCAAAACAATCTCAACCAGAGATGGATGCAGGAATGGATATGGACATGGGTGGAGAAGAAATGGGCGGTATGCCAATGATGCATCAAGAACCAGAACGCTACGTACATCCAGATGTTAAAAAGAAATTAGAAAAATACGGAAAAGAAACTGAAGCTATGGCTGCGGCTGCTCGTCGTATTAATAGTAAAGATGCATCTAGCGAGTTTCAAGAAAGTGCTAAACCAAGTGCTGGACTAAGTGCCGCTAAAAAGTCTGCGACTGTTAAAGCCGCTAAGAAAGGCGAAGACATTGGTAAGCCAGGTAAAGGTTTTAAAGCTCTTGCAAAGAAAGCAGGTGGTGGTGAGAAAGGTGAGAAGATTGCCGCAGCCGCTATGTGGAAAAACATTAAAGAAACTACTGCTTACATGATGGAAAAGAAAGCCGCTAGTAAGAAAGACCTTCCAGGCAATCAAGAAAAAATCGATGTAGATCATGACGGTAAAATTGAAGCAAGCGATTTAGCTAAATTACGTGCTAAGAAAGAAACTAAAGAATCTACTGATTTTACACGTATGCAAGAACAAATGGCTCGACTAAATCGTACTGAGCAACCGATGATTGCAGAATCACGTGAAGTTGATCAAATTCGTGCATTAACAAAACGCCTATTGGGATAATCCGATGGACATGAAACGCATACTACAGGCGATGGATGGCGTGGCTACACAACCTGTAGTTGGCGCTGATAGCATGGCTAAGTTTTTATCTATTGTAGACAAAAACGCCAATGTGCAAATTTTGCAAGAAGGTAGTCCTCATAAAGTAACATTGCCTGTACAAATGGCCATGCAACACTATCAACAACCAGAAGTTCAACAAAAAGTTATTGAACGTAAATCAAGTTTACTCAATAAATTCTTTACAGAAGTTGAACAAGAATTTGCAGAAGAGCAAACTCAAAAACGTCAACTGATTAATCAATATGCTAGCGTCATTGCAGAACGTGTAATGATGAAAGAATCTAAACAACTAGACGAAAAAAGTACTAGTGAAAAACAAGCTCGCTTTATGGCAGCGGCCGCACATGATCCTAAGTTTGCAAAGAAAGTAGGAATGAAGCAAAGTGTTGCTAAAGAATTCAACAAAGCCGATACTGGTACTAAGCAGTTAAGCAATGCTATGAAGCATAAAAAGAACGTTAAAGAAAATGAAATTCCAGGGCATAGTATGGGATTCACTGGCGGAGTAGGTCCAGGGCTACAAAGTAATGCACCAATGGAAGATGCCGCATCTACTATGCATCCTACTCGTCGCTATCGTATGATGCGTCGAATTAGTAAAAAAGCAGGAATTGATTTAAGTCATTTAGAACTTGCCAGCGATGACGAACTGCATCATTTGTATAAACAGCATGGTCTAGCAGAGATGGCTGTAAATTTTAATAAAGATAGTCCGTTAGACAGCGAAATTATTAATCACAAAGGTGTTAATCCTGCCAGTATTAGAACACGAATGGCACGAGCTGGAAGGCAATTAACCGAGTTAGCAGAAATGGCCAAGAGTGATGATCCTCGTATTTGGCAGCATTTAGCTAATCTATTCCCAGAATTAGAAATGAACATTGAGCAAGTTCGTCACGGTATAGAGCAGTTAGCAGAAATTAAATCTAAAGGTGGAAGACGAAGCGTAAATATTCCAAGTGGGCTACGTGAAAACGAATTACCTAAGCCACCTCAAAAAGTAAAAACAATTAAAGCAAAGAAAAAAACAAGTGTTTGTAAGACCGGACAAGTACAAACAGGTATGCAACCTAAAGATGGAAGAATGGTCCCTAAATGCTCAGTTAGATAATAGGAACAAAAATGAATATTAGAGACTTAGTCAATAGACTTGATATTATAGAAAATGTAAGATTAGATGAAACAGCAATGGCCGACATCTTGGCTGCCGTTAAAGGTACTGAAAATGATGAGGCCAAGCGTTTTCAAATTCTAGCACAGCTAGCACAAAAATATCAAGTTCCCGGATTATATGATCCAATAGGTGGAGGCTTTGTAACTAATCAAGGTCAAAAAAATATGTTCCCGGCTAGCAAGGATGTTGACTACATGCTGGCAAGTAAAGGTCTATTACCAAGAAAAGCTCAAACATCATCAATGTTTGGACGCCTAACCGGCTATAGTGGCGATGAATATGACCAAGGCATTCAAAGCATGAGTCAAAAAGTTGATGCAGATGCAGGGTCAGAAGAATTTGTTCAACAACATCTTAAGGCAGTTTACGATTTAACTGACAAACTTGAAGCAACTCTTACAGCACCTAAGCCAGCAACGCCAACAGGTAGCGCGGCATTAGATCCTGCAAAGAACCCAAATCCAGCAACTAATATCCCAGGTGGTCCGGGTGTTGTCCCAAGTAATACTACAAAATCAGGGCAAGCCAGTGAAAGTATTAGCATTTCAAAATCTCTACTTGAAAGTTTTGGGTATGAAGATAATCAAATTGACGAATACAGTATGCAGGATTTTGGCAATGATGTTAGCGACACAGCACGTGGAGCTGAACAAGGGCTCACGTTTGGTTTTGGTAACAACATTAACGCAGGTGTTAAGAGTCTGTGGAATGGTACAAAATACAAAGATGAATTAAGTAAAGAATATGATGCAGATGCCGCGGCACAAGCACGTAGTCCTAATCTATACAAAGCCGGCGAATATACTGGTATGGCGGCACCATTTTTAATTCCAGGCGCAGGCATGGCAAGTGCCGCAATTCGAGGTGCTGGGAAATTAGGTGCAAGAGAACTAGCCGCATTAGCCGCAAAAAAGGCCGCAAGTGCCGGTGCAAAAGCCGTTGCTAATCCAGGCGCAACTGCGGCAGGTGCCGCTAAATTTGCAGGCAAGACTGGATTAGGAGTTGGTGGGTTTATGGCAGCCGATGCTGGTCGTAAGGCTATCGATGCCGCACAACTAGCTAGCGGTGGAGATCAAAAGTTAGCACAGCTACAACAAACCATGGGATTAAAACCCGATGGTAAATTAACTCCGCAAACTAAACAAGCTATTATATCATACCAACAACAATATAAATTAAAACCTACTGGTATTCCAGATGCCGCAACATATAACTTTGCAGGTATTTCAGAAAGCAAACCACAATCATTAGCAGAAAGTATTGCAAGTCTTCGTGACCGGTTAGCTGAAATTGAAACTGCTAAACCTGAGACACATGATATATGGGTTTACCTAGATGAAAGCACTAATACGTTATATGATGAAGAAGGATATGAAATCCTTAATGCCGAAGAATATTTAAGAGAGAATGTATTATTTGAAAAAGCTGGTGAAGCCGCGGCTGTCGATAGTGCATTAGATCGTGCGGCACCGGGACTAGCAAGTCGTTGGGGCAATTATATACAAAGCGGATTAAGAAATGGCTGGAACAAATTAAGTAGTCTATGGGGCGGAAATGCAGAAAAGGCTGCGGCTGGTGATGCTAATGCCGCTAAAACAACTACAACTACACCAACAGCAACTCCTCCAACAGGTGCGCCTGCTGGTGCTCCAGTAAACCCACCAGTTGGCACTATTGTAAAAGATGCGCAGTCTGGCATAAATTATAAATGGGAAGGTGGTCGTTGGGAGCCTGAAACTAAACCAGGTTCAGGTCGATATAATATGCATGGAAAAGATGCGCAAGGTAACAGAGTCGACAGCGCAACTCTGGGCAAAGGTAAAACCAATGCACAAGCAGAGGCGCTACACAAACAATATCAAGCTGAATACGAAGCCGCAAGCAAAAAGCCAGGTGGCGCGGCGGCTTGGATCAAAGCTAATCCTAAAAAGGCAGCGGCTATTGGTTTGATTACTGCCGGAGCTATCGGAGGAGCCACATTATATGCCAATAGCGGTAGTGATGGTAACACTAATACTAACCCTAATACTAGCACAACTACAACTACACCCTCAACCGATAAGCCACCAGAGCAGGCACCGTTGGCAACTGAACCAACTCCAGATCAATTAGAGTTAATTAGACAGTTACAGGCAGAAATGCAACAAATTGCTGAACTAGGTGGATCACACGAAAACGAAATCGCAAGAGCAAATTCTCAAGCACAAAGATTAATCGATAAGATTATGAATGGTAAATCTGTTCCTCCGGCTAATACTGGTGCGCAACAAGGTGCAATGCCGTCGACCACACAACAGCAACAACCAACAGGCCCAACATTTACACAACGAGCAACATATACTCCAACAGTGGGTGATGTTCGAGCTAATTTGGCGGCCAACGGTACTCCACAACAATAATCAAAATGGCAGATTAATTCTGCCATTTTCACCACTAAAATTTCTTAGTGGTTGCATTAACACAATAAGTAGTATATAATAGGCAATATAGGAGATATTTTATGTCAGGTAGAAATTATGGCGCAGAAGAAAAGGCAAAATTAGAAAGATTGATTGCTGAAGGTTCTACAGTACTTCGCGAAATTGAAGACTTACAAGTAGGCTTAAAAGAAACAGTTAAAGCAGTCGCTGAAGAATTACAAGTAAAACCAAGCGTTATTAATAAAGCTATTAAGATTGCCCACAAAGGTGATTGGCAAGCCTATAATGAAGATTGGGAAGAAATTGAAGCAATTTTGGATATCACAAAACGTATCTAATAAATATTGTTGCGAAAGGTTAGCTGGCCATAAACAGCACAAAGGTATTTGCAAGCCCTAAATTGCATGGAGAAGAAAATTTATGTCTTATGTAGACGCATGGTTTGACCGCGAGAATGACATCATTAAAGTGGTTGAACGCAATAAGAAAGGTGAACGTGAGTTTCGTGACATACCTGTCAAGCACACGTTCTACGTCAAAGACCCTAAGGGCAAATATCAATCAATATACGGTGAACCATTATCACGTATTGTCTGTAAGAACACAAAAGAACTGCGTAAAGAACAGGCCATTAATAGTGGTAAGGAACTTTACGAGTCGGATATTAATCCAATCTTTGTAACACTAAGTGAACACTACTTAAATCAAGATGCTCCTAAACTAAATGTAGCATTTTTCGATATTGAGGTAGACTTTGATCCAGAACGTGGCTATGCTAGTCCAGACGATGCGTTCATGCCAATCACTGCGATCGCTGTCTACCTGCAATGGTTAGAAACTATGGTATGTCTAGCTATTCCTCCAAAGACTATTACTATGGAGCAGGCTAAAGAAATGGTCAAGGACTTTCCTAATACCTACTTGTTTGATAACGAAGCAGATTTGCTAGACATGTTTTTAGATCTAATCAAAGACGCAGATATATTAAGTGGTTGGAATTCAGAAGGCTTTGATATTCCTTATACCACAAATAGAGTGACAAAAGCATTATCTAAAGAAGATACACGCCGTTTTTGTTTGTTTGATCAATTCCCTAAACGTCGTGAATATGAAAAATATGGACGCAACGCTGTTACCTATGATTACATTGGTCGCGTACACTTGGACTATCTTGAACTGTATCGCAAGTACACTTATGAAGAACGCCACACCTATAGACTAGATGCTATTGCCGAATATGAACTAGGCGAGCGTAAAACACAGTACGAAGGCACGCTGGATCAATTATACAACAACGACTTTAAGACATTCGTTGAATATAACATCAATGACTGTATGCTTCTTGAAAAATTAGACAAGAAGTTAAAATTCATGGATCTTGCCAATACACTGGCGCATGAAAACACAGTATTGCTACAAACTACAATGGGTGCGGTAGCCGTAACTGAACAGGCTATTATTAATGAAGCTCATCGAAGAGGATTTATTGTACCTAATCGTGTTAAGAAAGACGATAGAGAAGACAGCAATGCCGCAGGTGCGTATGTTGCATATCCTAAAGAAGGCATTCAGGATTGGATTGGCTCATTAGATATTAACTCATTGTATCCAAGTGCCATTAGAGCACTCAACATGGGGCCAGAAACTATTATTGGTCAACTACGTCAAACAATGACAGATGACTATATCGAAACACAACAGGCCAAAGGTAAATCATTTGCCGCGGCGTGGGAAGGTGTATTTGGCAGTTTAGAGTATACTGCTGTAATGAATCAAGAGATTGGTACTGATATTACCATCGATTGGGAAAATGGTGACACTGATGTACTCAGTGC